CTTCTGCTTGTCTACGTCTGGTAAGTCCTTTCAAAACTCTACCAGCGGCTTTATTCCACTTCAGAATTTCTTCGTATGCTCCATTCCAATCTTTGGCGTCAACACGCCTCTTTAGAGTGGAAATACGATAATTTCTGAGTCCGCAGTTATACGCGAAAGAAATAATAGCGGCAAGACGGCGAGGAGGTTCTTGCAAAAGAGTTGGTGACAGTTTCAATACACCAACACAGAAATGTTGTAAATGATTGTCTAAAGACGCTTCAGCCTGCTGCGCTGTCCAAACAGTGTCTTTCTTTACTTCGGGGCCTGTGCTACCCCATCCAATCGTCCAAGGCTCTGCACCTGTGCCGGGATCGGGATAGGCATGACAATCTCCGTTGGGAAGTCGTCTAGCATATCCCTCAAACGGTTTGCACAATACTTCTCTGGCAATATAGATTGCTTCTGTTGTCACTGCCGATATTTCTCAATTGCCCTACCCACGAACCAGAATGTCAAAATCATGTTGAGCATAGCAAAATCTTCAGCAGTCCAATGCTTTGAAGCAATGTCATACCATGTCACGTTTGTATCAATGGCATAACTAATAGTAATTATCTTAAAGGCTACATATACTCCAAACAGAATATACGTAATCATTGGACGAACCAGTGCAGATAACGCAGCAACCCATTTGTAAGAGGCTGTGGCAGTGGCAGATTGTTCCTTGAACGCTTCCTGAATTGCTTCAAGCTGATTTACGCTGTGATCAACGTACTTGTCTTCAAGTCTAAATTGACCTTTGATTTTCTCTAAATCAGTTTGTAGAGTGAACATTGCAAGCTCATGCTTGCGATCATTAGCTCTATCAAAAAACTTCAACACCTCTGGAGCAAGGCGGAACAAGCCTCCCAACAGAGACCCAAGAACACCACCGCCTACAAGCTCCAGCATGGCTTACTCAGGCTGAACAGGCCACTGCACATCCCACGGGAATCCCGTTTGATTGCTGATGTCCCGCAGAGCTTGGCGATAGGTCTGCCACTCAAAAGCCAAAGACTGCGTAAGCGGTGCATCAACCACCTGAGTCCAATCGCAGTCCTTCAGCATCTGGTTGCGCGTTGAGCGCATGGCCTTGGCCTGCTCAGCGTCTTTGGCTGCGATAGCGTCGGCGTCTAGGTCGGCTACGCTGTACTTGGTGTACCACTTGCCATCGGCTTGCTGCTCAACCCCGTCACGGAAAGCCGTCTGGTAGCGCGTAGGCTGGGCCTGCGGGCCTTCAAACACTACGTCTGCACCCAAGGCTTCCAGCACCTCTGCAGTGGTCTGATCCCAAGAAGGACCGTTGTTGTCTTTTGCACAACGCCGGAGTTCGTCTTCCAGCATTGTTTGGCCTGTGGCCCGTAGTCTGATTTCCATGATGATTCCTTATGTCTACGCCACGGATAAGAAAATATATGTCGCCCCCGTCACGTTCAAATTCGTGCCGTTCATCTGGCTGACGATGAAGCCACTGTTGTCTACGACTACATCGTCCACGCTTGCTTCAGCATTTGTGGTGTTCAATTTGATATACGGATCATTGCCAGCCACAATGCCGCGTGCGCTGTCGAATACGTACCAATCAGAAGAATTTAAGCTTGAGTCAGTGCGTTTAATCAAAATAAATCTTGCACCCGCACTAAAACCACAATTGATTGTTTGCGATGTGCCGATAGTATTAACCGCCCCGCCGTTGCCGGTGTAGCTGCCTACTTTGCTGATGCCGGGGATGGAAGCAAAAAGATGCGCAACAAACGTCCCGCCTGACGCATTTACATCAGCATAAGTTCCTAATGAAAAAACAGAAGCTGTTGGCGTTGTCGTGAAAACAACAGTTCCGCCACTAAGTGAAGCATCACTTGTGTTGAGTGCCAAGAAATTAGAAGAACCAAGCGCCGCAGAATAAACAGGCCAGTAAGAAGAAGACGCTTGTCTTCGTTTAATAATCATCAACTCAGGCACAGCGCCCAAGTTGTGACTCACCGTGCGGTTAGCACCTGTCCCTGTATAACAAACCACATCAAAGAACCCCGGCGCACGTTTGAACGCCTCGGCAATCTGGTTGTTCGCTGTGGTGCTGGCGTTTAGCTGAGAGGTGGCATCGTTGCCGCACCAAAAGCCGTTCATGGAACTGAACGCGGTGCCGTACTCAACAGCACTCACAAGCTGCGCGTCAAACGAGTCGGCATCATTGACTTCTTGATCTGTGCTGCCGGTCAACAGATAAGGCTGTCCACGCAACCTGTCACCCACCACCATGCCGGAAACGGTCGTGCTATTACGCTGCCGCACCCAAACCATGTCAGCCAAAGTAGTCGTGTTGACCAGCCTGTTGTCTACGTTGGTGCCGGTGTAGACCGTTGGCGTGAATACCTGCGTCCCCGTCGTCGGCGGCTTGTTGGGGCGACGGATGGCGACGTAGATGTAGGTGCCGCCTGATTCGTTAGCTAGCGCGTTTGTAGTTGTGCATTTGAAACCAGTTGACTGAACGGCAAAGTAATCTGCGCCGGGATCTTCAGCCGCGCTTTCATTTGCCCTTAAAGAAACGTCATTTGATCCCGACGCAGTAAAACCACGCAAGTTATCAAAAACGTACCAGCCGGCAAAAGCTGCGCTTGTTCCCGCAGCCTCCTTTACAAGAAGCCACTGCGGTTCAAACCCAAGGTTGATTTCAGGCCCATTAGTGGATCCGTTGCCCGTATAACCCCCACACGAAATCACATTGTCCGAGCCAGACGCGCCGAAGCCGCCTGCATCGTGGGCGAAGAGGTAGGCGACGTAGGTGCCGCCGGATGCGTTGGTTCTTGCGTTAGAACCAACAGTAAATACAGATGACGTTGGTGAAGTAGAGTTAAAGTAATCTGATGCAGCGAACGATGCTGCCGTGTCATTTAACCGCAAACCGTTAGCCGCACCGATGCTAGTGTGATAAACGGCCCAATCTGCTGTTAGATCCGTTCTTTTTATAAAAATACATCCCGGCACTGAGCCAAGGCTGTGTGCAACGGTGCGGTTTGCGCCCGTCCCCGTATACGTCACCACATCAAAGAACTTCGGCTGCTTGCGGAAGGTCCATGAGGTGTAGATTGTTCCAGAAAAGTTTATATTAGAGTTGTATGTACCAAACGAAAACCCGTCTGAATTAAATGATGTGACATCAGAGCCTGCTGGGGATGTCGCTTCCGCACTACTTCCGTTTGTAAATATATATTTGTTGCTACCACGCGCAGTATCAACAACAAAATTGTTTGATGCCGCAGAGCGACCTTTTATCCAAAGCATCCCGCCCTTACCCGCCAGATCAATCCCGTTGGTGATGGTCTGGGTAGCTCCGGTGCCGTTGTACAGCCAAGTGCTGAAGACGTCGTCGACGTAGACCGGGGCAGCGCCGCCAGACGTAAGCCCAAACCCTTGGGCAGAGGCAGCGCCTTTGGTTTCAAGCAACGGCATTATGCAAACCTCGTCTGCGATGCAAACACGGTAAACGCAGCACTGCCTGTTTTTACGATGGTGTAAACGTAGGCGTCGATGCTGGAAGCATTACCAGCCGTCCATGCCGTGCCGCCTTGATACTTAGGCGTTACTGAAGAGCCATCCACCTGCACCACGTTGTTGAAATATGCCGTAGCGCCCTGCGTCACCAAGAACGCTACCGTGACGCTTTGGCCTGTGCTCATTGCAGTGTTCAGGCTGGTGCCGCTGCTGGCGCGGAAGTTGACAGTCCAGTTTGCAGAGGCGTTGGTGGTGTAGTACAGCACCGACTGCGTGGTGATGTCGTAGTTGATCGTGCCGGTAGCGGCTGTAGCGGAAACAGTGCAGGTCTCTGCAGCATCGTTCAACACCATCGCCAGTGCGCTGGTAGAGCCACTGAAGGTCTGTGTAGCTGTGAAAGCCTGAGCAGTAGCTAGATATGCAAAGTTGTCGTCAGTGACAGCGGTATCAAATTGAGCCTTCGTACCGCTAACAGCATTGCTGCCAAGAGCAATTGTCTTGTTCGTCAGCGTTGCTGTATTCGTCCCTGTCAGGACGTTAGAAGGTGTAATGATGTTAGATAGAGCGGCCATGTGTTACTCCAGTGCGGCAAGCTCTGCCTGCAATGCTGCGATCTGCTGATTCAACGAGTCCCGGCGGGCTTGCTTGGCTGCCTCGCGCTGGGCAAGGACAGCGTCGATCTCG